GGTAGCGTCCTTAAACTTTAAACCACCTTTCGGTGATTCTCCATCCAGGGAACTGAAGGCACGGGGACCAAAAGTCTTCGAAAAGGCTTGAGGTAACCGATACCATCTATCGCAAAGGACTGCGCGCCAACTTTCTGCGTATGCCCGCCCGGTAAATGCCGCCAACAACCATTCTTGAAGAACCACTGGAAGTCTATCAGTCGCCGCTGACAGGTCGTATGAATAGACCTGTCTCACACCTTTAGTTTCACATCTCTCGATCAATTCCTTAACGGGTTTGACTTGGTCAAACGTACCGTCTTGGGGTATCTTTCTTAAGACTGCAAAGAGGGCATGGTGCAGTGGTGATAAAATCCACTGGGTAAAAATGTCCACCATCGCGAACAGTCGAATCTTTCCGGGTTCTTCCCGAGTCCCTAACGCACCTAAATAACCACTTGGATTGGTGGCTATTGGAGCCCCTTTACCAAAAGGATTCTCTCGTTTCCCACTACGGATGTCTTCCCGAAACTGTAACGTCTCGTTCCAACTAACCGCAGCGGAATCCCAGATAGGCCCACTCAGTAAGTGACTGCTCCCAGAGATCGTCGCAAGACCCCTAAGCATTGCAAGGAGCGTTGGTCTGGAAATCCAGGCCTCTGCGTCCTTCAAAACATTAGAAATCGAGGTAGACCCTCTAGATGAATTAGGTCCCGACTTTGTTATTACAAGTCGTCGGATATGCTTAACCAAATCAGTTATCACCCACCATGTTCTGTGGAAATCCTGGTGAGACCCATACACCTCACGAAAGTCAGGGTATGGTTTCTCCTCAGGCTCCCCAGTTCTGTCGGATAAATAATATAACTTAGTGGCAAATCTCTTAATCCCAAACTGGCTTAGCCAACGTATTAAGGTTCCATTTACGAAACCTCGCCACGCCCACATAAACTCATCTGAAATCTCAACACCAGGACTAATGATAGTTTTAATCGATAAACGACCACGGAAGACCAATACCCGATAAAGGGTAAACAGGCCTAACCATAGCCGAATAACCGAAATATCCCCACCTTTAATCCTAGCGCGATGACTAGCAGGTATAAGTCGAGGAAGCCCACCATGAGATACTGCAACAGCCGTCCCTCCATCTCGGGAGTTCAACAACTTCTTGCCGCTTATCGATCTTATTAAAATAAGATTGGCAGCCTTCAAGTAAATTGCTAGACCCCTTTGACCTTGAGACTTCGTTAACGCAACCGCAAACCTAGCGAATACGATGGAGGCTTTAACCCAACTAGTAGAGGAAGACCCTACGATTAACGGAATCACTCTTACGAATAATCCCGTCAACCGCGAAACGCTTTTTACAGCGTTCTGCCAAATAGACGAAGCAGTTTTCACTTGTAAAGGTGTTGCTGTTTTCATTTTAAATATAATATAAATATAAATATTACACCTAAAACCCCGCCCTTGACCTGCGGAAGATAGGGTTGTAATCTACCTTCAAGACTCACGTCTCTCTATCCTTGATACTATCTCAGACAACCCAGGGTCACGAGCTAAGGATCTATCCTTCAGTTTCACGTACCCCCCGTAAGGGATAAGTGGCTGCAGGCAGCCGATCAAGGCCGAAGGGTGAGTTCTACAGGTTGTCTAAGACAACTAGGGTTTATCGGAGACCCGCCATATCTAAATATCTTTAATATTCAGTATGCCCATTATCACGATATCAAATACCGCTTATTCAACCACCGACCTCTCTAGCCTAAGCTGGGGCTATGGTTATCAACCACACTACCCGGACCCGGAAGAGATCTAATGATTTTCAATAATAAACACTGCCTATTATAGAAGCTTATAAAGACACGGACTTTAATTGATACAACATATCTGCTATACCAATCTGGCTTACGCCACTCCTCTATTAGCTTAGCTTCGTTAGATGCCTGCTAAAGTAATCGTAAATTGCTTTACGTTCCTTTCCTCTATTAGTAACATATGTTCAGGGTCGGGGACTTTCCCACATCCGGCGCTCTTAACGCGTTCAGGGTCCAGATCCATCAATCTGATCACAATATATCTATTATGACTTCGATTTTCATCGTCGCTCAAAATTAGATCCCTATGCTTAGTATATGCTACCCAGTAACAATTAAGACCCAAGTCGGGCCCTGCCTGCACTGTTAATATTAGTCCGGTATTACAGTTGATCAAGCTCTGAGAGTAGACTG